TGGAAGGCGAGAATGCACATTTAGGCTTAATAATTGGCAACAAGGATAATCAGGATAGGTCAAACACATAGGCAAGAGAGGGCTGGTCGATATGACTATCCCTTTTTTTATGCGCTCATGCGGGACGCATGAGTATCACACAAAAAGTCGGGAGGACTTAAACAATGGCACTCAAACTAAAAGTTACAAAAGCGGAATACGACAGCTTTGATGAGGGAATCAGAGGGCTGTACGAGGAGAAAGACGGCAGTTATCAGCTTGCCGTTGATGGCATCGAGGACACAAGCGGGCTGAAATCAGCGCTTGAAAAGGAGCGCAAGGCACGTGCCGACTTTGAAAAGATGGTCAAGCAGTATCAGGGACTTGGGAAAAGCCCCGAGGAAATAGCCGAACTGGTTAAGAAGCACGAAGAATCCGAGCGCGAAAAGCTGGAGAACAAGGGCGAATGGGATAAGTTAAAGGCCCAACTGCTTGAATCGCACAAGAAAGAGTTAGCAGCTCGGGATGAAGCTGTGCAGAAGATGAAGGCAACCCTTGAATCTTATCTGGTCGACGCTTCCGCAACAGAGGCTATAGCCGCCGCAAAGGGCGTTCCTCAACTGCTCTTGCCCCATGTCAAGGCATCCGTGAAGGTTGTCGAGGAAGAGGGCAAGTACCATGTTCGCGTAGTTGACAAAGACGGTTCACCCCGCATGAACTCAAGGGGCGAGTACCTCAGCATCAAAGACCTTGTTGCAGAAATGCGCGAGTCTGACGTTTTTGCACGTGCATTTGAAGGAAACGGCACATCGGGGAGCGGTGCGCCGTCAGGCGGCATGTTTAGGAAGGGCGGGGCAATTATCCTCTCCCGCGATGATGCGAAAGACCCTGTGAAATACAGGTTAGCGAAAGAACAGGCACAGAAAGCGGGAGTCGATTTTCAGATTGCCGACAACTAAAAAAACTAAGGAGGAATTAAATATATGCCAAACACACTTGGAAACTATGATCCCATTTTTTACGCGCAGGAAGCACTTATACAGCTCAACGAAGCTCTCGGCTTCGCAGGAAGGGTTCACCGTGGCTATGATCCCTCACCTCAGCAGAAGGGATCTGTAATCAACATCACAAGGCCGATGTCTTTTGAGGCTACGGATGTCAACACGACCACTGGCGGGACTACGCAGGAACTCAATCCCGAAAACGTCAGCATCACGCTGAACAACTGGAAAGAGGTCAAGTTTGGCCTTACGGATAAGGAGCTCTCTTTCACCAAAGAGAAGATCATCACAGACCATATCCGCCCCGCAGCATTTGGGCTGGCAAAGGCTATAAACAAAACCCTTTGCGATCTTTACCCGAAAATCCCGTGGTACGGTGCAATATCGTCAACTCCCACGGTGGCCAACATAACAGGGATACACACGATCCTGTTCAACAACAAAGCCCCGCTTGACGATCTGCACTTTATGGTAGACGGCAACGTAATGGGCGGCTTGATGGCTATTGGCGCCTTTGCAACGAACGAAGGGGCAGGGCAGGCGGGTGTCAACACACAGATGAGCGGGATACTCGGTACACGTTACGGCTTTGAGTTCTTCGCTTCGCAGACCGTTCCCTCACATACAAGCGGGACAATGGCTGACACGACAGGGGCACTTAATGCCGATGCGGATGCAGGGGCAACAAGCATCGTCATTAAGTCGCTTACCGACACACAGACGCTCAAAAAGGGCGACATTATCAAAATAGCGGGCGACGCACAGCAGTATTGCGTGACAGAAGATTATACAATATCTTCCGCTACGACCGTTGCGATCACACCGCCGCTTGCACAGAAGAATCTTGCTGATGCGCTTGTAACTGTTATCCTTCCTTCGGGAACAGGCGCAACTAAGAATCAGTGCCTTGCGTTCCACCGCCACGCCTTTGCCCTTGCAATGGCACCGCTCTCCGATCTCGGCAGCCAGCTCGGTGCAAAGATAGCAACTGTATCTGATCCCGAAACCAATCTTGCGATCAGAAGCAGGATGTGGTACGAAGGCAACACTTCAACCGTCAAGGTCGCACTTGACGCACTCTGGGGCGTACAGGTTCTCAACCCGAACCTTTGCGTCAGGGCGGTACAG